AAAGAAGGGAGGGGCGGAAAGGGCAAAGGCCCTGCAAGTCGGCCGTCCCGTGGCATGAAAGTGGGTGGGGCGCTGGCGGCGCTCGGTGCCGGCGTTCAGGTGTTGGAGACTTACCAGAACGCGACCACTCGCGATGAAAAGGCCGAAGGCTACGGCGAGGCGGTGGGTGGGCTTGCCGGTGGTTTGGCCGGTGCAGCGGCCGGAGCGGCCATCGGTTCGGTCATCCCGCTGCTGGGCACCGCAGTGGGCGGGATGATCGGTGCCTGGCTCGGGGCGTGGGGCGGCGGCGACGTGGGCGCGACCATGGGCAAGGCGTTGTTTGGTGGGCCGGACACGCCAATCGTACCCAAAGCACCGCTCGGCCTCTTTCCCATGGCCGCCGGCCAAGGGGTGGGCGCGGTCGTGCGCTCGATGGACAACGCCCCCGTCGCTCCGGTCACGGCGGCGGCATTGATGTCGAGCACCGCGGCTAAGGCACCCGAATGGCCGAAGGTCGATCAGCAATTCACCTTCGCCCCGGCCCCGGTGTTTCAGGTGCACGGCGATGTGAAAGACCCGGCACAGTTGGTCCAGGAATTGATGCCGTACCTGCGCCGTCAATTTGATGACTTCGCCCGGGAAGCGCGCGACCGCCAGTTGTTTGATGCACCCCACGTGGGCTGAGGAATAGTGTTATGGCGGATGAAAAGACCTACCTGCAGCACCTGCAGGGCGGGCTGAAATACATGGTCGACGCAGGGGAGGCCGGGCGTACTGACCTGGAGTCCATGACCGGGCCCATGAATGGCGCGCTCAATGAAATCAGCGGGGCAGCCGATGCGCTGGAGGGTTTGCCCTTTATCAGCGAGGACCTGAGCGATAAGACCCGGCGTTTGCAAAGTGCAATAAACTCGGCCCAGGCCAAGATCGGTAAGGTCGCCAGTATCTACAATCAGACCCAGCGTGCGCTGGCCCAGTTTGATGAGCATTTTTCCGCGTTGACTGAGCAGATCGGCCGCTTTGGCGCGGCGTTCAACAAGGTGGCCGGCAAGGCCAACGCCGCGTTGGGCAATATTTTCCCGACGGAGTGGTTTGCCGGCGACATGACGCCGATTCCCGACGCGGTGAAGCCATTCCCGCACCTGCTGATTCTCTACCCGCTGAAGGCCAATGAGCGGCCGTATTACTTCAACCTGGACACCGCCGCCTTCGACGAACTGCGCCGGCAGACGGCGTTTCGCTGGGCCGCGCAGGAGCGCCTGACCCGGCGCCCGGCGCAACAGGCCGTAGGTCTAGGCGAGGAGAAAATCACCATCAAAGGCGCAATCTACCCGAGCTTCAAAGGTGGGCTGAAGCAGCTGGATACGCTGCGCAGCATCGGTGCCAAGTTGCTACCGCTGAACCTGACCACGGGTTATGGCGAGGTGCTGGGCAACTGGTGCCTGACCAACATCGACGAGGAACAAAGCGCCTTGCTGCCCGGGGCGATCCCGCGCAAGCAGGGCTTTTCATTGGAGTTTGTCCGTTATGGCGATGACCTGCAGAACGGCTGACGGGGATTTGCTCGATACCCTGTGCCACCACTACTACGGCCACCTGAACCGCAGCGTCGAGGCGGTGCTGGCGGCCAATCAGGGCCTGGCCGATGAGCCGCAGCCGTTCCGGGCCGGTGTGCTGATCACGCTGCCGGTCCTGGTTGTGGTGACTGACAGCGTAATTTCACTTTGGGATTAATCCCATTACCCAGCCCGCCGAGTGCGGGCTTTTTTTTGTTCGGAGCGCCGACATGCAACCGCTTTTCCGTATCGTTGCCGATGGCGCGGACATCACCACCTTGATCAATGATCGGCTGGTCTCGCTGCAGCTCTCCGATCGGCCTGGCATGGCCTCGGATTCGTTCGAGCTGCGCATTGATGACCGTGATGGTGCAGTGTTGCTGCCTGTCCGTGGTGCGAGCATCGAGGTCTACCTGGGTTATGCCGGCGCCGACCTGACGCGCATGGGCCGCTACACCGTGGACGATGTCGCTGTCTCTGGCCCACCGGACACGCTGGTGATCAGCGGCAAGGCGAGCGACATGCGTGGCAGCGGCAAAACCACGCGCAGCGGCAGTTGGGAAGATGTCAGCCTGGCGCAGATCGTCGGTGACGTGGCGGCCCGCAATGGCTGGCAGCCATCGTGCCCGGTCGACACCCGGGTGCCGCGCATGGACCAGCTCAATGAATCCGACTTCAACTTCATTACCCGGGTGGCCAAGAAGCACGACTGCACGGCCAAGGTGGCTGACGGCAAGCTGCTGGTCTTGCCGCGACAGGGCGGGCAGAGCGCCAGTGGCAAGGCCTTGGCGGTGATCACCCTGCAGCGCAGCGATATCACCCGCTGGCGGTTTCGCTTGAGCGACCGCAGCACGCATCAGGGCGTCAACACCCAGTACCAGGACCCGGCCAGCGGCGAGCTGCTGATTTCGCACCTGGACAACCCCAACGTGCCCGAAGGGCTGCCGCCGGTGCATACCGATCGCCATCTCTACCCGGATCGCACAGCGGCCGACGAAGCGGCCAAGGCCCGTCTGGCGGCGTTCAATCGTTCCACCGCCTCGGTACGTCTCGACCTGCCGGGTCGGACCGACCTGTTTGCCGAAGTCATGATCCAGGCCCAAGGCTTCAAGCGTGGCCTCGATGGTGAGTATTTGGTGGAGTCGGTGGATCACACTTTTACCCCGTCCGGCTGGACAGTGTCGGCGGAGTGCAATGGCGGCAAAGAAGGCAAAGCCAAGACGTCAGGCAAGCCGCAGAAAATCGTACTCGAGGTGCCGGTTTAATTGCGCGGGCGCATAAATCGGCCCGAGTCAGAAGTTTCAAAAATCAAAGAAAAAGGAGCGGCCAGTCTGGATGCGTCAACATCCAGCCTGGCCACCGTCCCCGCAGATTGTCCCTGCAAGTCCCGCCAAGGCTCCTGCTCTGTGCACAAAGCAGAGCGAGCCTAGCACCTGTTTATTTATACAGTAAAGGTCTTGCTATCTATGTCTTCACCTATCATCCCTTGGATGGGCGGCAAACGCCGTCTGGCCGATCGCCTTATTCCGCTGTTTCCTCCCCACGAATGCTACGTCGAAGTCTTTGCCGGCGGCGCCGCGCTGTACTTTATGCGACCCCAGGCCGCGCCGGTTGAAGTCCTCAACGACATCAACGGTGACCTGGTGACGTTGTATCGTGTGGTGCAAAATCACCTCGAAGAGTTCGTGCGTCAGTTCAAATGGGCGCTCAGTTCGCGTCAGGTATTCGAGTGGCAGAAGATGACCCGCCCGGAAACCCTTACCGACATCCAGCGCGCCGCGCGATTCTTCTACCTGCAGCACCATGCCTTCGCCGGCAAGGTCTCTGGGCAGACGTTCGGCACCGCGACCACCGGCCCGGCCATCAATCTGCTCCGTATCGAGGAAAACCTCTCAGCCGCGTGGCAACGCCTGTCCGGTACCTACGTGGAGAACCTGCCTTGGCTGGAATGCGCCGAACGCTACGATCGGGCACACACCTTCCACTACATGGACCCGCCGTACTGGCAGACCGCAGGGTATGGGGTGGATTTTCCGTTTGAAAATTACGAACGCATGGCCGATTTTATGCGCCGCTGTAAGGGCAGGGTGATGGTCAGCATTAACGACCACCCGGACATCCGCCGGGTGTTCGAGGGCTTTCATTTTGAGACGCTGGACATCCGCTACACCACGACTAACCAGCGGCAGGGCAAGGCCGAGGTCAGTGGAGAACTGGTGATCATGAACTGGGAGCCAGCAGCATTGGGAGGACTGTTTTGACGTGACAGCTATCGACCGACTCTGTTGAAAAAGTCGGTCCGCCCAAACTGCCTGCTCATTGGCTGGTGAAAACGCCTTGTCGCCGATAATGGCCGCGTCGAAGAAATGACAGTTTCAGGCAGGTTGGTCGGCCAACAGGCTTGTCAGTCGCCCTTGAATCTCTCCTTCTATTTTTTCAGGCGGCGGGGCTCGGGGGGCGCCTTGCTCTCTCGATAGGAAGCAACCCAATTCGAAGGTGTCTTGCCAAACTGGCTGCGGAACCAGCGTGAAAAATCACCGGCCGTGGAAAAGCCGAGCAGTTCGGCCACCTCATAAAATCGGCGTCTGCTGTTGGCCAAATACTCTTCGGCGAGTTCAGCCCGTACAGCGTTGATGATCGTTGTGACACTCTCACCCTCAGTTGCCAGGTGGCGGTTAAGGGTGCGTCGATGCATGCCAAGATGCTGGGCAACCGCATCGACAGAACACAGTCCGCTTGGCAGCAGCATCTTGACGA